AAGTTACAAGAGGAGATATACGGAAGTATTCTCACTTTTGGTGTGATGTCCCGTGAGACCAAACTGGAACACATTGAAAAACTTGAACTCTTGCTTGAAAAGCAAAGAGTGATGTATACTAGGTTATCTCTCTCAGACGATCCGCAAGCGGTTGAAATGAAAGAGAACCTACGCAAGTCAGTTGCCCTGATGGGATTCCCACCAGAAACTGATATGAACATATTATTCAGTAGTATGAACAAAACCATTGAGTCCCTTAAGCAGTACATTGACCGCTGAGGCAATCTCTGTTATACTATCCGAGTAATCCCCCGAATCCAATTAATCCGAGGTAATCCAAATGTCTTTTGCTGACCTTAAAAAGCAGTCTAAACTTGGTTCTTTGACCGCCAAACTGGTTAAAGAAGTTGAAAAAATGAATACGAGTAGCGGTTCTAGTGACGACCGCGTATGGAAATTAGATGTGGACAAAAGCGGCAATGGTTATGCCGTGATCCGTTTCCTTCCTGCTCCGAACGGTGAGGACCTTCCGTTCGTGAAACTCTACAGTCACGCATTTCAAGGTCCTGGTGGTTGGTTCATCGAGAACAGTCTGACTACTCTGGGTCAGAAGGATCCTGTGTCTGAACTGAACTCTGAACTGTGGAACAATGGCACTGATGCTGGTAAGGAACTGGCACGTAAGCAGAAGCGTAAACTGACTTACATCAGCAACATCTATGTGGTGAAGGATCCTGCTAATCCTGAAAACGAAGGTAAGGTCTTCCTGTTCAAGTATGGTAAGAAGATCTTTGATAAACTCACCGCTGCAATGCAACCTGAGTTTGAAGACGAAGAGGCAATCGATCCGTTTGATTTCTGGCAAGGTGCCAACTTCAAACTGAAGGCGAAGAACGTTGCTGGTTATCGTAATTACGACTCCAGCGAGTTTGCTGCTGCTGCTCCTTTGCTGGACGATGATGACGCAATGGAAGCAGTGTGGAAGAAGCAGTATTCGCTTGCTGAACTCGTTGCTGCTGACCAGTTCAAGTCTTATGATGAACTGAAGAAGCGCCTTGACTATGTGCTTGGCACTAAAGGCACTCCTCGCTATCAGGATCCTGAAGATCTGGATGAAGATAACACCCGTGGTTCTACCCGTGAACTGACTGAGGATCTTCGTGAGGAACTGTCTTCTCTGAAACCCACTCGCCGTGCTGCGGTTGAAGAAGATGAGGATGACGATGCGTTGTCGTATTTCGCCCGTCTTGCCGAAGAGTGAAGTCTGATTACACCATTGATCGTGTAAGTAAGTCCGAAGCCGCAGAGTTACTTCTGCGGTTTCATTATCTTAAGGACTTTTCTAAAACTTTCAAATCGGGTTGGAACTATGGTCTTTATAAGAATAATGACTTTTGCCCATTAAATATTGGTGGTATTCAGGGAGTCTGTGTGTTCACTGGACTCCCTGTTCCTGAGATTGCTAAAGGAGCATTTGGATTAGAACGAAATGAGCAAGAAGGACTCTTTGAACTTTCACGACTTTGCATACATCCTGACACCCAACAGGGAGAGCATAATATCACTTCTTGGTTCGTTTCAAGAGCGATTAAACAGTTACGAAAGGATACTGAAGTTAAAGCAATCATCTCTTACGCTGATAGTGATTTCCATTTTGGTACAGTCTATCGCGCTCTTAATTTTAAATATTGCGGACTCACAGACCCAAAGAAAGATTTCTACTATGCAGACGGAACTAAACACTCTAGGGGCAAAATTAAAGGTGCTGCAGGAGAATGGAAAGACCGTTCCCGCAAGCACCGATATGTGATGATGTTTGATAAGAATCTAAAACTCTTATGGGTTTGATGCTTTAGTATTTTCAGTTTTAATTAGTCTTCCATTCACATACTGAGATGACTTATCATAGTTCATCTCTTTTCTTGTATCTAAAATTATTTGTTGTAGATATCTTGGTTTTAAGACGTAGATTCCTCTTTTTTCGTTATTTTTTCTAATCTCATACTCATAGTTACTAATTCCAATCACAGGATTTAGTGTTGATGTTGGTGAACTTGGATTTGGAATCGTGAAGTTTGAATCAACAACTTTGCCAGCAGGAAGAATCAATCTGTCTTGGGAATCTTTAACTTCTGTAGTTTCATAATGATGAACTGAATTTAAATCATTTCCATAAAGTTCATAAGCATAATTATAAATTTCTTTATCTGAAAGTGGCCACTGGTCTCTGACTCTCGTAATTCCTGCACAGACCAGAACAACCCAATCATACTGAGAACTTCCATAAAGTTCCTGTGCAACTGTTTCTGGTCTTGCACCATCTACAATCTGATACTTATCAAAAATAGTGAAAACATTTTGCAAGTCATCACGAAGTTTAACTCGACGAAATAAATTTTTAACAAGTAAGTAATCATCAGATGACTTACTATCTGATAAGAACGATTGATATTCTAGATTTGGTAACTCTCTAAAGTATGACATTAGTAACCAACTCCATCTGAACCAACAGTTGTATTATAATCCTCAGCATAAATTGGTGTGAGTTCTTGAAATCCTAATCCCAACTGAACATTAACTGGTGCTCCATCGGAATATGTTGCGTAAGTTCCACCAGGTGCATAATTAACTGACATACTTGTAAGAGCACAGATTTTAAACTTATTCAAATATGGATGTGGTTTAGACCCACTCATATATTGAATTCTAAAAACTTCAGGTGCTTGTAGAAAAAATCCTGCGGCACCTTCTCCAGTTCTTCCTTTTTTTGCAGCACTATGAATTTTAAATTTTCTAATAATTTGTTTAATTACTTCTGCTTCTTTCTGTGAGCGAGGAGTCATATCAAATCCAAAAGAAAATCCATCTCTTAGATTAACCCCAGTAAATACTAATTCTAAGTTTGGATTTGATATTGTTCCAGTATATCTTGATGGTATTTCTGCACCTTGCCCTGGTAACAATGCATTAATCGCTGCTTGTATTCCAATAGCTTTAATATAATTTTGAGCTGTTGCTGACTTTGCTGCTTGAAGAAATTTTTGTCCAGTTGCACTTAATTTATTTTGAAGATCTGTAGCATTTTTTGTTTCTAATAATCCAAAACCTCCTGCGGCAAGCAAAGCTCCTCCTATATTAAAAGAACTTGGACCCCATTGTGCTTTGTTAGTATCTCTTATATCATCAGGTATTGGGAGAATAATAGTTCCTTCTATTTTTGCAGTATCTCCGCTCAGTTTATCAATGTATCCCACATCATCTGAAGAAGGTAGAGCAAAAGTTCCTTCTTCAGGAACAAATCCTGGTGGAATATATTTAACAATATCAATTTTCAAATAATCATCCGATGATGTAAGTTTTGATAATGGATATCTATAGTTAAATGGTGCTGATGCCGGTTCTGCCATTTATCCTTTTCTAATTATTTAGAACGAATATTGCTAAAAGGCAGTCTTCTTAAGTCTGCAAGTTCTTGCTGATAGACTTCATATAAACCGCCAGCAACTTCATCCCAAGTATATTGTCTAGATTCTCCCCAGTGAAAATTAATTCCTTTAAATCCCCAGGTATAAACTTCAGTAACAGCAACTAAAGGATTTTGGTCATATTGTATTCCAGTTGTTTTGGCATTATAAACAAAAATATAAAACTTACCAGCAACAGGACGGGTTTTTGTTTCTAGTAGAATACTCATCAATTCAATCATTAAATCATCAGAACTTTCTGTTCCGATTAATTTCCTAACAAGAGGGGCAATTCGATTTATTTTTCTTTCTTGAAGCGTTTTTCTAGGCATTATTTAATACCAAGTTCTTGTTCGGTAATAACTTTAAACTCATATCCACGATCTTCACACCATTCTTTTGCCGCTTCCCATTTTGCTTGGTTCTTAGCATACTCGTAGACTTCACTAATATATTTTTTAGTTTGTCTTTGGGGTTTTTGGGGAGGTAGAGTTTGTTTTTTAGGTTTGATCTCGATCATATATTTTTTAATCGTACCATTAGATTCTTTAACTTTAATAAGAAAATCTGGAAAGTACCGATGTATCTTACCGTCTATTGGTGAACGATATGCGATTGCTTTTTCTTCTGATGACCACGATAAAATATTTTCATTTAAATCGCAGTAAACGCAAAACTTTCTCTCCCATAAGGAACGATAGATGATATTTGTTGGGTCACCATTATATTTTTCTGGAAACGATGGCTTGTATTTTCCTTTATATGACATCTAAATACTTATACTATCCAAATCATATAAGGTATTTAGAGTGCCCGCTACACCACGTAGAATATCTGATATCAAACCATTATTTTCAAATCTTGCTCAGACATCTCATTATCAGGTAATATTTGGTGGATTGCCAACGGCTTTGATTTCTTATTTAAGTCGTAGAGGTGTTAACTCTTTCTTTATTGCCGATACTGCAGGATTGCTGTGCTATTCCGCATCATTACCAACAACATCATTTAGTACAAAGACTGTTGATGGTAATTTTATGGGCATTCAAGAGAAGTTTGCGATGTCGAGATTGTATAGTGAAATTAGTTTAGAATTTTATATTGATAGTAATTACTATAATCTAAAATTCTTAGAGCATTGGATGGAGTTCATTGCTAGTGGATCTCATAATCCAGTTGATAATGCTTCTGCTGGTTCTGTAAGTCAGGCAAATACAAACTATTTTGTAAGAATGCAGTATCCAGAACATTATAAATGCAATTCTACCAAAATTATTAAATTTGATAGAGATTATCAGGCTGAGATTGAATATACTTTTATTGGATTATGGCCAGTTTCATTAAGTGCTCCATCGGTTTCTTATGTTCAGTCTGATGTTTTAAAAGTATCAGCATCATTTCAATATGATCGTTATATTGCAGGTAGACCGCTCAGTATTAACAGATTTAGAGGAGACTTTAATAATAACCAATCATCATCTTCCTCTACAACCAAACCCGCAAATGTTGAACAGCAAACGTTAGTTCCAGTTCGTGGTCAGAGTGGTGTTGTTTTTTATAATAGTAGTGTAGATACCAGGACTACCGCAGAGGTTAATAGAAGATTTTATGATTCGCAAGGTCGTCCAATTATCAACTAAATATCCATATCTGATTAGATTATTATGCCATTACCTAAAATATCTACACCAACATATGAGTTGGAAATTCCTTCATTAGAAAAACAAATTAAGTATCGCCCCTTTCTAGTTAAAGAAGAAAAGATTCTCATTATTGCAATGGAAAGTGAGGATCCAAAGCAAATTGCAGAAGCAGTTAAAACAGTAATTGGAAACTGTATTTTAACTAGAGGAATTAAAATCGAACAATTATCTACATTTGATATTGAATATCTTTTTCTAAACATTCGTGGAAAGTCTGTTGGAGAAGAAGTAGAAGTTCTGATTACTTGCCCCGATGATGGTGTGACGCAAGTTCCAATATCAATTAGTTTGGATGAAATTAAAGTTCAGGTAAAACCAGAACATACAAAAGATATTAAACTTGATGATAATCTGACATTAAGAATGAAGTATCCTTCAATGCAAGAATTTGTTAAAAATAATTTTTCAAGTGATGGGGATATGTCAGTTGATGATACTTTTAGTATGATTTCTTCTTGCGTAGAGCAAATTTATAGTGAAGAAGAATCCTGGTCTGCTTCTGATGTAACCAAAAAAGAAATGAATGAGTTTCTAGAACAGTTAAGTTCAAAGCAGTTTAAGCAGATTGAAAAATTCTTTGAAACAATGCCCAAACTTTCTCATACTGTATTTGTAACAAATCCGAATACTGGTGTGGAAAATGAAATTCTCCTGGAGGGACTAACATCTTTTTTCGGTTAGGTATGGCGCACGTTGATCTTGCGTCATATTATAAAACTAATTTTGCCTTGATTCAGCATCATCATTGGTCTTTAACTGAAATTGAAGAAATGTTACCTTGGGAGCGTGAAATTTATATAAGTCTACTTCATCAATACATTGAAGAAGAAAATTTAAAAAATCAACAACATTCTTAAATTATTTCTGATTGAAGTCTATTTTATTTTTTCAACCTTCATAATGTCTTTATGTCTTTTTCGTTTTCCTTTATATACATTATGAATATTACCATTACTATAACCACTATTTTTGCACCAAGTAGATAATCCACATATTATAGTTACATCTCCATTTGAATGTGTAATTTTCCACCAATTAGATCTTAAATGTTTCTCTCCTAATTGCGCCATTTTCATTTTTTCTCTAGTTTCTGGTGAAGGGGATTTTCCATATCTTGGATTATTTTTTCCAATGTTAGCTTTTCTTAATTTTTCTTTATGTTCTTTCAAAAGAATTTTATTTTTATTTGCTCTACTTAATTTTTCTTTAAACTCTAAAGAACGAACTGCTCCACTTGCACCATCTCCACCATCAGTTCTATTATGTAAAATACCAGTACCTAAATCTTTTCTACCAAAAATAGAAATCATATATATTTCGTGTTTGAATGCTTCTTCTTCAGTTAAATTTTGTTTAAGAAATATAATTCTTGATCTATCTTTTGGTAGTTTTGCCCCTTGATATCTTTTATTAAATGCTCTCCTATCCTTACCCTTTCCAATATAGTAAGGTGTGCCGTCTTCACGCAAGTAAGCGTAAGTATAATACATTTCTACTCTATTGAACCGCAATAATATTTATAATAATAAAGGAGGGAATTTCACCCTCCTCCTGCGAATTGCGGTTCAACAGGTACCATTATTTATGGGATACTAAATATCAATATATTGAAGAAGAAAATTTGAAGAACTCATCTAATGGCTAACGGAAACACCGCATCACTTGTAGGTCTCCAAGATCAATTAAATACTGTACGTTCAGAAGTTTTCACGATTAATTCTGGACTGCAAAATATTGCGGGTTTAATTCAGACTGATAGTTTTCTTGATCAACAAAAACTTCGTGATGAAAGGGAGCAGCAAAGACTATTAAACGAAAGAGAAATAAGACTTGGGCAGGAAGAACAACTCCAACAAAGAGTTTCTGCATCTTTGGTTCAACCTGTAGTTAAACTTGAAAATAAGATTACACCAATATTTGAAAGAATTACAAGTGTTCTTAAGTATTTGTTCGTTGGATTTTTGGGGAAAAATATATTAGGTATTTTAAACGCAGGTGCTACTAAAAGTGTTCAAGCAATAACTTCAATTGGAAGTGTTGTTAGAAATGCTTTTGGATTTATTGGATCTGGATTCGCATTATTGAAAAGCGGATTTTCTTCAATAATTAATGGGGTCCAATCAATTACATCAAAAATTGGAAACACCGCAATTAAACTTGTTTCATCACCTTTTAAAGCAATTTCTGATATTTTTAAAAATTTATTTAAAGTAGGTGGGACAGGTGGAGGTGCTGCTGCTGGGGCTGCTGCAACTACTGCTGAATCTGGATTATTAAAAATTCTTCAAACGGTTGGTAAAGTTGGTGGAACTGCCTTGGGTGCAGTTGCTACAGCACAGAACATCAAAGAAGGTGATGTTGCTGGTGCGGCGTTAAGTGGTGCTGCAACAATTCCAAATCCTTTTCAAATGCCTGCGATAATTGGAAGTGTTGCGTATGAATTATCTACTGGTGGTGGAATTGATTTTGGAAAAATGTTATCAAGTGGAAAAGAAGCAACGCAAAAATTTAATTTCAATATTAATCAATTTAATCCAATGAATATTGATTTTTCCCAAATGGGTAAAAATCTTTTTGGAACAGAAACAACAAATCTTGATGCTCCAGCTAAAGAAGTTAAAGGTAAGGTAGAAACTCCAAAAACCACATCTACAAAACCAGTTAAATTAGAATCAATACCACAGCAATCAATTAAGCAACAACCAAACATTGGCGCACTGCCAGAACCAGCTCCAGATATTGTTTATTTGCAAAATAGTCAGAAAAATAATACCTCAGTTGCATCTGGTGGAACACAGACACTCACAGATGTACCTTTGATTCCATCTTCTAATCCTGATAATTTTTATGCATTGTATGCTCAGGTTAGTTACAACGTGGTGATGTAAGATGGCAATATCATCAGGAATTTCAGTTAAAACAATATCAGATTCCGTTTCAAAAACCAGAAGCGCAGCAGCAGAGACTGGCAAAACAACGATAAAAATTTCCAATCTTTTGAATAAAAATATAAGTGATAAAAGAAATATATCTTCTGATATTAAATCTCTAAAAAATAAAAGAATTCAGAGAGAGAAAAGAAATATTTTAATTGATAGAATGTCTGCGCCGATTCTTGCAGTTAAACCAAGAGGTGCGAGAATATTATCTGCGTCTGATTCTGGAACAAGTGTTATAAATCGTCTTCTTAATTTTGTAGGATATCTTACCGGTGGTTGGATACTTGGGAACTTGCCAACTTGGATAGGTTTAGGTGAGCAATTTATAACCAGACTTACAACTGCGGGATCAATTTTAAGTAATTATGGTGATGAATTAGTCAAAGTGATGACTGATACTGGTGATGTTTTTATGGCAGCTATGCAGAACATATCTAGATTTGATTTTTCCGATAGTTCATTTTTGGTTAGAAGTTCTTTGAATGAATTAAAACTTTCAATTGATTCTCTAGGTGATGGTATTAATTCTGCGTTTCAAGTTTTGATTCAACCTTTCAAAGCACTTGAAAAAGTTCCTGATGCTTATGGAAAACTTCCTTCAATCTTACCAGGATTTGAACCACCTGAACCAAGTCCTGGAGGAGGTGGTGGAGCAGGTGCTGGAAGATGGAAACCGTTATTAGATATAATCGCTTCTGGTGAAGGTGGATATACTTCTATAGCACCTGGAGATCAAAATCCAAATCTTACAAAAATGACAATTGCTGAAGCAAATAGAGCAGTTGGTTTAAAGGGTGGTAGGGGAGCAATAGGAAGATATCAATTTACTAGTCCAATATCTCAAGCAAAATCTGCAGGGTTAAATCCAGATAAAGATTTATTCAATCCTGATAATCAAGATAAAATGGCAGTTGCTATTATTGAAAAGAAAAGGGGGGGTAAGGACTGGTTATCTGGAAAAATAACAGATGAACAATTTGGATATCAACTAGCAAGAGAATTTGCTGGATTAAAACAACCCAATGGTGTTGGATTTTATGACGGTGATGGGAGAAATAAAGCAACTGTTAACTGGAGTTCTACAAAAATATCTTTAAAAAAAGTAAAATCAGCATCAGCAACAGCAAAAATAACACCATCGCCATCAAACTCTCTATTAAACTTAGGATCTCCAGCAGCAGCAATTACAAGTTTATTCACAGGTCAAAAACCTGCAGCAATTCCAGCAGGTCAGAGAGCACTTGCAAAAGGAGATATATTCACAAAATCTCTTGGAAAAGGAGTTGAATATGTTCAGATTGGTGATTTATATGGATCTAGAGGTGGAAAACACGGTGGAATTGATATACTAGCACCAAATGGAACTTACATTGCTTTAAGAGCAGACTGTGAAGTTGTAGGGCAAGGAATTTATGGTAGTTATGGATTGGTAATGGATGTGTGGGTTCCTGCATATGGAGTTCAATTAAGAATGGCACACTTAAGTACAGTTTTAATTAAATCTGGAAAAATACCAGCAGGAACTTCTTTTGCTAGAGTTGGAGTAACAGGTAATGCCACTGGTCCTCACATTCACTTTGAATATGATACTAAAAAAGGAAGGATGGTTGGTGGTGGAGCAGGAAACCCAGAAGCGTATGTAAGACTATTATATCTTACAAGCAAACCAATTGGACGTGCATTTTCTGGAACAACGCCTTTAGTTCCAGGGGCTCCATCAATTCAATCCCAACAAGCAGCGGAAGTTGGTATGGAATCAACATCTTTATTAGAAATGTTGCTTGGAGGATTATCCCAAGAAAGAGAAGGTAGAAAGGTTGTAGTAGTTGATGATAGACAACCAAATAATATGGCAATGATTCCTACAAGTGGTGGTGATATGATAGGCGATATATCAATTGATGAATCTTCCTTATTAAATACCTTTATTAAAAACAAATTCCTCTTAGATTTAACCTACGTGTAATGTCAATCAAGCAGTCAATATTTGAAGTAATAACAATTGAATCAGCAGACAGGCAGAGAGTAGTAGATATTACTTCTGGATCTGTAATGATTGATTATTATGAAGACGTATTTTCTCCTACAATTACTGCAAAAATAAGAGTCATTAACGCCGGTAATACAATAGTTGGTCCAGATAGCAAAGATGGGCAAAAACAATCACTTTATGATGGACTTCCTTTAAGAGGTGGAGAAAGAGTTTCGATTAAAATTGCTGGAAATCGAAATGGAAATCCAGGATTAGATTTTTCTACAGATCCCAAAACACACTTGTATGTTTCAAGTATTACCGATGTTATTTCTGAGAATAATAAGGAAAGTTTCACATTAAATCTAGTTTCAAGAGAAGCAATTACAAATGAGACTAGTCGTGTGGTGAAAAAATATCCTGCAACATCATCAATTGATCAGTCTGTTAATTTAATTCTAAATGATGTATTAAAAGCAAATAAGATTGGAACTATTGATCAAACTTCAAATCGATATGGATTCATTGGAAATCTGAGAAAACCTTTCACGGTTTTAACTTGGTTGGCATCAAAATCTGTTCCTTATGATTCTGGAAGTGGTAATGCTACTGCAGGATTCTTTTTCTATCAAACTAAAGATGGTTTTCAGTTTCGTGCCATTGACAATTTAAGTGATAAAGAAAAAAATAAATCAAAAGCAACTTACATTTATAGTGAAGCGACAGAATCTTATGATGTTGATGGAAATAAACCAAGTAATAATAATGACTTTAAAATTTTAAATTATAGAACAGAAAAAAATCAAAACTTGATTGAAAAATTAAGACTAGGAACATATGCAAGCAATCGGACGTTTTTTGATCCTTTGCGCCATACAATATCAACGCCAGTTTATACTCCAAACAGTTATCAAGGAAAAACTAAAAGATTGGGTAAGGAAGAAAACGTAAGTCTCCCATTAGTCGCAGAAGGATCGAATCAAACTTTGGCAGATATTCCTTCAAGAATTATTACAGCAATTTATGATATTGGAACACTAGATCCAGAAGTTTCAACCAAACTTAACTCTGATCAAGCAGAATATCAATCTCAAATCTTAATGAGGTATAATACTTTATTCACTCAAACTTTAAGTGTTATGATTCCTTCAAACACCAATTTAAGGGCTGGAGATGTTATTGAATGTCTATTCCCTAAAATTATGAGAGGAGACGCAAGAGAGTATGATTACGATCAAAAAAGCGGTCTATATATGATTAAAGAGGTGTGTCACCATTTTGACACTAGAAATTCATATACATCACTTAAATTGATTAGAGATACATTTGGAATTAGAAAATAGATGTTAGATCAGTCACTGCTTCAAAGTAATTTCATAGGAAGAGATGGATTCCGTTGGTGGATAGGGCAGGTTGCCCCAATGTCCACTATGAAGGGACAAGTTTCTGAAGGACAGGGTTGGGCTCACAGATATAAAGTTAGAATTATTGGTTATCATCCAGGTGAAGCAGAACTTCCAAATAATGATTTGCCCTGGGCGCAAGTTATGCTGCCTACAACTGCAGGAACTGGCGCAGCAAATTATGCAGTTAATCCAAAAATAAGTCCAGGTGATGTTGTCATTGGATTTTTTCTAGACGGTGATAATGCTCAAGTTCCAATTATTATGGGAGCTTTGCCCAATACATCTCAAGTTGCAACTCTGAATAATGAATTCACATCTCCGTTTGTTCCATTCACTGGGTATACAACAAATATTCCAAAACCAAATGGAAGATTAATACCAGACCAAACAAACGAATCAAACGTTAAATCACAACCAACTCCTGTCCAATTACCACCAGAAAAAACTCCAGCAAATAAAGTTACTGCATATACGGGAATCGGAAAGGAAATTGTATTTGCAGACACTTGCGAAGACACATCAATCAAAACAATTAAAGCAGAAATCAATAATCTTCTAAAAGATATTCAAGATGCTAAAAATAAGGTAAGTGACTATAAGCAAAAGGCAGATGCTGTTGTAGATATTATTGTAGCGAGTATTGAATGGCAAGTTGGTCAGATGTTTGATGGTTTGTTTGTTTTATTATGTGGAGATGAGACTGCAACACCACCAAAACCAGGATTAATACCTGAAGGATTGGATGCTTTATATAAAAGTGTATTTGGTGCAACGTTAGCAGCAACTGGAAATCCTGGTGCTGCACACCAGGCGGGTGTTGCATCCAATGAAGCATTTGTAGAACCAGTTAAGGTTTTAGAGCAGGCAATCTCTTGCGTTGCTGCACAAGTCATTAATGGATTAAAAGCACTTGTTAAATCCTTACTTCAAGCATTAATTGATAATGTTAAAAACTTTGTATCCTGTGCTGCAGAACAATTTGTTGGCGCTCTTTTAAATGCTGTGGTTGATGCAATTGCAACTGGACTTTCAACTGCCCTGGATGGTGTTGCAAGTCTTTTAGGAACTGCATTGGATGTTGCTGATTTCCTTCGCAGCACAAATGATTTGATTAAATCAATTGGTGGTCTTTTTGATTGTAACCAAAATCAAAATAAGTGTTCGGGACTTGTAAAGGAATATGTAATTGGGCAGGGACCAAAAACTAGTACCAACGGAACTTCCACGTTTGAAAATATCTACAATAATATGAATACAATGGTTGCAACTGCTGGTGATATTGCTGGACAGGTTCAGGGATATATTGGTAGTTTTGAAAATATCACACAAACCTTAGATATTTTCAATCCAGAGATAGCACTTCAAAATGCTCTAAGTGGATTGGAGGGTTGCTATGCAGGAATTCCATTCACCTGTGGTTCACCTGTTGTAAATATTTTTGGTGGCGGCGGAACAGGAGCTTCAGCAATTCCAGTTTTTGGTTCAATCATTAATAATGAATTGATTAATAATGTTCAAAGAACTGCGAGTATCATTGGAACAATTGTTACAGATGGTGGTTCTGGTTATACTTATCCTCCATATGTGGAGTTTGTTGATAACTGTGGGCTGGGTTATGGCGCTGTTGGAAGAGCTTTAATCAATGATCAGGGGCAAGTTACATCAATCTATATGGTTTCATCTGGAGAAAACTATCCTGTTGGTGATACAGATTCTTATGCAGTAACAGATGTTTATGTAGATTCTCCTGGATATGATTATTCAAATGGAGATACTGCAACGGATAATTTAGGAAATACTTATTCTCTGACGATTGATAACGGTGCTGTGATTTCTGCCACACCAATAAATAAAATTGAAGTGACAGAAGAAGTTACAATTCAAATCAATTCTAAAACTGGTGTCGGTGCAATTCTGAAACCAATTATTGGTCTCTCCTCAAGCATTCCAAATAAAAAACTTCAAAAACAAATAGATTGTATCACATAATATGGCAGTTAATTACGAAGCTAGAGATATTTTTAGTCTAGGACCAAAATTCAGAATCACAACAAATGATATTGAAGTTGGTGCTGATGGAAAGTCTGTATATTCATTGTATTCTTACAATGATAACAATGACGTTAATTTAATGTCATTCAGCGAGTCTGGTGCTTTTAGAATTCTAAATGATCGAACAATTGAAATCATTGCTGGAAATAAGTCCTCTGGAAAAAGTGTAGACATTGTAATTGCTGGAAGAAATGGTGATGTAACAATCACTGCCTGTGGTAATGGCGCGATTCGTATTAAAGGCAAAAGTGTAATGATTGAAGCTGTCGAAGATTTGGATCTAAAGGCAGGAAGAAACATTACAGCATCGTGTGGATCTGGAAGAATACTGATGAAGGCAAACAAGATTGATCAGGTTGGTCTGACAGGAAATGCCATTACAAATACCTTTGGTGCTCGTTGTTTCGCCAAGTCTCCTGTTGGTGCAGAGTATATTACTGATGTCTTTGTTGGTGGAACTGATGTTAACATAGGTATCGCATAATGGCAGTTAATCTTTTTAATTTTCTAGAACCAAAAATTGGTCAGCAGAAATATTATCACGATAATTCCACATTCAATCAAGACCTCACAATCTGTGGCAGTACTGCTACATTTGGAGAATCTTTCACATTAGGTAAAGCAACAATATGTGGGGATGTTTTTATTATTAAAAATCCAATAGCAAAAAATCCAACTACACCAAATCTTTTTGTATCTGGATCAATCTTTGGCACAAAAAGTCTTTCAATTACGGGAACATCACTTTTCAATAATTTGGTTACGATAAACAAAAACCTAATTGTAAATGGAAAACTCACAATTGCTGGTGTTGCTGATGTTGCTGCAGAGATACAACTTGCAAAAACTCTTCCAACTCCTTCAGACGAACGTTTAAAAGAAAATATACATACAATTACAGATCCAATTGCAAAAGTCTGTGCTCTTCGTGGAGTATCTTATGATCTTATCAAAGACCAAAAGAAACAAATTGGTGTAATCGCACAAGAAGTTGAACAAGTTATTCCAGAAGTTGTTGCTGATATTCCAGATGGATATAAAGGAGTTCATTATGGAAATCTTGTTGGACTTTTAATTGAAGCGATCAAAGAACAGCAAAAACAAATTGATGAACTGAAAGAAAAATTGGAGAAAATAAATGAGTGAATTAACTGATCTTCTTTCTAATAAGAGAAGTGGAAATGCTGATGCAATTGAAACGATAAAAGGAAGACAACCAGAAACTCAAAAAAACGTTGGACTTTTTTCTGGGATTTCATTAAATGTTGATAGTCGCATCGTTGCAATTGCTGCCAGTATCGTAACTCTTCAAAATGAAATCGTAACATTATCCAATAGCGCCTTTGCAGTTGGTTGCGGAACGACTGGAGGGGTAACAACAGTTTATCCAGATAGTGTTAAGAATTATAGTTATAATATTTGTACTCCTTCTTATGATGGAAATAGTCCATATGATGTTACCGTGAGTACTTTAAGTGTTTCTAATGCTGGTATTGGAACTCTCTTAATTTATACTCAAAATGATTCAACTCAGTCTGGTATTGGATCTCTTTATGGTACAATAAATACGTGTTTTAGTCCTCTTTCTGGTTGTAATAGTGGCATATGCGTTGCATTTGCATCATCAATTACATCCAAACAAACTGAGATTACAAATCTTAGAACACAATTAACTGATTTGGTTTCAACATCCAATAAGATCAGAGGTGAAAGAGTTGATTATGAAATTCAAAGATATGGTGAAAATTATGGTATTCGTATCTTAGGTGAGGAAAATACCAGAATATCCCTGGCAATTACCGCAATCCAAAATTATTCTTAAGACCCCTTGACACCCCGCCCTAGGCGCCCTATAATATGGGGGTAATCAAACAAACCACATTATGAATACTGAATGCGTACTGGGCATCGTCATTGACGTTTGCACCAAGTCCTTTCTACTCCTTAGCGATCAAGGTAATGAAAAGCACGTTCAGTGTGATACGACCGAAGAATTTATGAACGTACTGGAAGTTGTAACCAGTAATCTTGAACCAGATCAAATCGAATATGCCGATCTTGCAATCTATGAAAAAACTTACGATTGAAGACCTAGAAAACAACTTTGATGAGTATCTCGATAAGGTAGAGCAAGGTGAATCCTACCTTATCGAGAATGAAAATGGCAGTGTAATGCTCGTCAAGTATGAAGAAGAAGAACTCTTACGAATATACACTGACCACGACGAAGCATCATAACCTATAAGGGGGGCATAGTTCAACGGTTAGAACAGCAAGCTTATACCTTGTATTAGCGGCAGATTACCGCGAGGTCCTGGTTCGAATCCAGGTGTCCCTATTGCTATTCTTTATTTGCGAATAGCGAATGCTCGTTTAGCTCTCTGGCGAAAGCGCGGTCCTCATAAGACCTGATAGACTGGTTCGATCCCAGTAACGAGCACTTGCCGTGGTTCAAAACTTATGATAGAATCCAGTGGGGCGTCTATCAAACGGTTTTGATTTAGTCTCACAAACACACGGCATTCTTGACCACTACAACTCTCTGAGTTATAATGGTCTTATCAAGCGAGTATGGTGGAATCGGTAGACACACCAGACTTATGAAAATTGAGCCTCATTTGGGAAACCTTATGAGTGTAATTCCTCAAATTCGGTGAAACCTGTAAAATGGCAATACCGAGCCAAGCATCATAAGATGAAGGTGTAGAGACTAGACGGGGAACACCTAAACCGAAAGGTATGGTGAAGGTATAGTCCAGACCACAAACCGAAAGGGTAGTGAAAACTATAGTGGTACGAAAATCTGTTGGGGGCAACCCCGTGGGAGTTCAAGTCTCCCTACTCGCATAAAAATAAATATAAGATATCGGGCACACCCCTATGTCTTATCGTATCGATCACGCATACTGCTGGTACAATAATGGCAGTATGATCGTGAAGATGTACTTTATTAATCACGTTCCATTCACATTCGACGAACTTCCAGAAGGGCATTTATATGACCAAGATCTTTGTAGAGCAGCAGACAAAGAAAGATCTTTCGAACCAGAAGACTTATATAAAAACTCGTTTTATCTTATAGATGAACTAGTGCATCCGTGCTTTTTTCCAGTAGATTTGGAGAATCCAGAAGATATGCCTGATGATATTATTGAATATGATGAGGAAGATTTAATGGGATAAATAGTGATGCTTAATCGTGGTTGTTTAAGCTGGAAGGGGTCTTACGACCCTTTTCTTGTATAAATAATTGTAACCACGATTAAAGCAGATGGAATACTACACTTACGCTTATTTGCGTGAAGATGGCACACCTTATTATATTGGTAAGGGAAAGGCAGGAAGGATCAATAATAAACTCCACGCAATTCACCTACCTCCAGAAGAAGGAAGAAGAATATTCTTAAAGCAAAACCTTACAGATGAAGAAGCACGTAAGCACGAGGTTTATATGATTGCTGTGCTTGGTAGAAAAGATTTAGGTACTGGCATTTTAAGAAATGTGACCAATGGTGGAGAAGGATGTTCTGGACGCCGTTTAAGTGATGAAACTAAAAAGAAGTTAAGTGATAGGCATAAGGGAAGAGAATTCACGAAAGAACATAGAAGAAAATTAAGTGAATCTGCGAAGAAAAGAAAGGCAAGTAATGAAACAAAAGAAAAAATTAGGAAGTCTTCAATGGGGAAAAATAATCCCTCCTATGGAAAAAAATGGTGGAATAATGGTGTAGAAAATAAACTCTGTAAAGAGTGTCCTGGTGAAAATTATGTCTTGGGATTTTTGAATAAGCACTGGATAAAAAACATAAATAAAGAATAAGACAGATAGTTGTAGGAGTTAGGATACCGTGCCTTTGAATAAATTGGACAATTTCATCAAGAATACAGAAGGTCGTATTCTTTATGTAAATCCAAATGACCTTGACGCTACTGATGCGATTACAAATCAAGGTAATTCTCTTGCTCAGCCATTTAAAACAATTCAGAGAGCACTGTTAGAGGCAGCAAGATTTTCATATGTAAAGGGTGATAATAACGACTTAGTTGAAAAGACTACAATTTTGCTCTTTCCAGGCGAATATGTTATCGATAACAGACCTGGATATGCGATTTATGATAACAGTGGAACCGCTTATGCAGTTCCAAGAGCAGGTGGAGTCGGATCTATTGCTGCGTCAGTACTTTCTTTAGGTCTTGATTCAAACTTTGATTTAACGCAAGAAGATAATATTCTCTATAAGTTTAATAGTGTTTATGGTGGTGTTGTAGTCCCAAGAGGAACTTCAATTGTTGGACTCGACCTCCGTAAGACTAAGCTACGTCCAAAATATGTACCAAATCCTACTGATTCAACTGTAGATACTGCAGCGATTTTTAGAATCACTGGTGCTTGCTACTTCTGGCAGTTTTCGTTCTTTGATGCCGATTCGACAGACGTAGTTTATACAAACCCTGATAACTTTGCATCAAACTATCGTTCAACACCAAACTTCTCACACCATAAACTTACTTGCTTCGAATTCTGTGATGGTGTAAATCAAATTACTTTATCTAATGGTGCTACAACGGGTCTGACTGACCTTGATATGTATTATAGCAAAGTATCAAATGCTTATAATCAATATCGTGACATTGATCAGAAGTTTCCAAGTTCTCCTAGAGGATTCAATAAGAGAAATCCTGAGTGGCAAATTGTTGGTGCTTTTGCTTCAGATCCAATTAGTATTTCATCAATTATCTCTGGAAATGGTGCAACTCCAACAAGCGTTGTAACAGTTATCACAGCAGTTCCTCATAATTTAAACCAGGGAACTCCAATTAAGATTAAAGGAGTCAGTGGTTCTGGTGTTGTTGCTCCTTATAATATTTCTACAATAGTTCAGAATGTTGTAGACGCGACTACATTCACATATCTCCTGCCATCACTTTCATCATATCCAAACATTAACCCAAGTCCAAGTGCTTCTGGAGCGACGGTTACTGTTGAAACTGATACTGTATCTGGTGCATCTCCATACATCTTTAACTGCTCCTTACGTTCAGTATGGGGTATGAATGGACTTCACGCTGATGGTAATAAGTCTGCTGGATTTAGAAGTACTGTTGTTGCACAGTTCACGGCAATCTCTCTACAAAAAGATGACCGTGCTTTTGTAAAATACGATAAGTCTTCTAGAACATATCAGGGAGTTAATTATACGACTGTTTATGGATCTTCACTTCCAGAAGGTGCATCACAGACAGACTCTACAAAGGTCTATCACTTAGACCCAGACGCTGTTTATCGCAGAGGATGGGAAACGAGTCATATGAAAATTTCAAATGACAGTTTCATTCAGATTGTTTCTGTTTTTGCAATTGGATTTAATCGTCACTTTGATGCAAATTCTGGTGGTGATGGATCGATTACAAACTCCAACTCCAACTTTGGACAGATTTCACTGACGGCAACTGGATTTAAAAAGGAAGCATTTAGTAAAGATAACAAAGCCTTCATTACATCAGTTCTTCCTCCAAGAGCAGTTTCGGAAACAGAAACAGAAGTTCAGTGGTTAGCATTTGATGATGCATTAACGAAGACCATTGGCATTTCAAGTCACCTTTATCTTTCTGGATTTAACTCTCCTGATGTGCTTCCACCATCTCAAGCGCAAGGTTGTAGAGTTGGTGCAAAAACAAACGATACTCTATACTTAGTGTCTGCTGGATCTACATTCTCAGCATCCATTTATATGTGCGATAATGTGATCAGCACAACTGGACTTACAACAGCATTAGGAACTACAAGTGCTGTAAAAATTTATGATGTTACTTCTGGACCTACATCTGATTCATTCACAATTGGTGCAAACAACCTCTTAACTGGAGAAAAGGTTAAAATTATCAGTGACGATGGAGATCTTCCAGAAAATATTACTGAGCACGTAACATATTATGCTATTAACAATGGTGATAATAATACTGTTAAACTTGCTTCTTCCTTCACGAACTCTTCTCAGGGGCAAGCAATTACAGTTTATGGTGGTACAAAACTTCATATCCTAAGTCGAGTATCAGATAAGGATTCTGGAGAACTGGGTTCACCAATTCAATATGATGCTCAAAATAGAAATTGGTTTGTTCACGTTAATGCAAGCAATGACATTTATAATGCTTTCGTAAATGATACAATTCCAAATTATTCTTCTACAAGAGAACTTGGATATCTTAAGAGAAAGATTGATCAAAGAAGTCTAGATGAAAGACTTTATAAGTTCCGTGTTGTTATTCCAAAAGAGCAGGAAAATGCTAGAGATCCTGAGATTGGATTTGTAATTCAAGAATCAAGTACAACAGGTGCAAGAAGCAATGTTGATTTCACAAGAACAAGCATTGCAACTACAGATTATGAGTATAACAAAAATCCAAGATTCATTGCAACGTGTTCATCGAGTTCTGGAACAATCACCGTATTAACAGAACTTCCTCATAATGTTCAAATTGGTGAAATCGTTAACATTAAGAATGTTCAATCCACTACAAATGCAAGTGGTGTTGGAAATAGTGGATACAATGGTACCTTCGTTGTTACTGGAGTTCCGAACTCATATTCATTCCAGTATGGGCAAACTGATATTGATGGAACTTCCCACTTAGTAGGAACATTCTCAAATAATGTTGGAATCAGAAGTACAAATCTTCCAAGATTCGAAAGAAATGATTTCCAGAGCAATCTCTACATCTATGATCACGATGTCATTTCTCCATACATTTATAATCAACAAGACGGCATTTATCACCTTTATGTGTTGAATGCAAGCAATGCAATGAACGCCGAATTCACAAATCTTGAATTTGGTCAGTTGGCGACGAATCTTTATCCAGAATTGGATAGAGATAATGTTACATCAAACCCACCAACAGCAAAGACATTTGCAAAGCGTTCTCCAATCGGTGCCATTGTTACAAATGATCTGAAGAAGAGTATCACTAGAGAAAGTGCAGACCTTCTTCTAAAAACAGTTGGTTTGGGTCTTACAATTTCTTCGGTTTCAACTGGTGGTGGAACCGCAACACTTACATTCCCAAGATTCCACGGTCTTTCTGGAATTGCAACAGGTACAGTTACTGGAGGCAGTGGATATGTTGATGGAACCTATTATAATGTAAAACTTCTAAATGGTTCTCAGACTGGAACTTGGAATGGTGCTACTGCAAAAGTAGTTATTTCTAGCGGTGTAGTCACTTCTGTTGATATCATTGCACCAGGTTCTGGATACAGTGCTGCTGGACTGTACTTTGATCAAACTGCAATCGGTGCTGGAAATGGTGCCGCAAGATATACGATTGCTACGACAGGTATTTCGACGAATGTTGGTGACGTTGTTCAACTCGCTGGTATTGGAACTACTGCAAGTAATCACTATTTGATTACCTCAGTACCTTCATCAACTCAAGTTGCAGTTGCAAAAACCACAGGTGACCCAGATATTCTACCAACACAATATGCATTTGTTGTTGGACCATCCTCACGTGTTCTACTGACTTATTATGATTCTGTATCTGGAATTACAACAGTTAGAACAACTGCTGCACACGGTCTATTATCTGGAAACAGATTCCAAATTCTAGATTCTTCTTATAATAATGTTGGGGAGTATGTTGTAAAAGAAAAATTAGCATATAATCAATTCACAATCACTACAAATAAGCAGTTATCCATTACAAATGGATTTGTAATGAAGCACGGATTATCTGCAAATGATGGTATATCCGATAGTTCACAAGAAAATTATGGAATCAGACACGTATCCTTCTATGGAAACGATAAATTCACACTAAGTTCTGCAATTACTACAGGAACATCTATTAGTATTCAGAGCACTGGAATTGGTACTGCTGTAAGACTTCCTCTTGGTTCTTACATTCAGATTGATAATGAAATTATGAGAGTGGTCAGTAGCAATAATAATTCTACTGCAACTGTAATTCGTGGTTCTCTTGGAACTCGCCAAGAAAGTCACGATGCAAACTCTTTAATTCGCAAAATTGAACCTCTAGCGATTGAATTCCGTAGACCTTCGATTCTTCGTGCTTCTGGTCATACATTTGAATATCTTGGTTACGGTCCTGGTAACTATTCAACAGGTCTCCCTCAAGTACAGGTCAAAACACTCAATGAGCAAGAAAACCTCTTAGCGCAGGGTCAGAAGCGTTCCTGTGGACTTGTAATTTATAGTGGTATGAATAATGCTGGAGAAATCTTCAGCGGTAAGACGAAGTTTGATATACCAGCTCCAACTGAAACTGGTGAAGATCCAGAATCTGTCAATGTTATCTTTGATAATGTTACGATTAGAAATAGACTTTGGGTTGAAGGTGGAGCATCAGGAACTGTTCTGTCTCAGTTTGATGGTCCAGTTAGCTTCAATAAGCAAGTCAGAGCAAAGAACATTGATGTTGCAGAATCAATTCGTGCCGCTACTTATGAGAATTTCAAGCTAAGCGATCTTCCAACAACAGATGAACCAACATTTGCTCAGGATCGTGTTTTAAAAGTTAATGATGCTGCAACTGGATATGAATTAACTGATCCTCACGAATTAGACATCTACAAACTCAGAAGTTTTGGTGTAAGCAATGATCCTACAGTTTATGCTGGTATCGGATCTACAGTTAGCAGCCGTCTTCAAATTAGTGGAATTTCTACTGCTAAGTTTGCAATCAATCAAAGAGTTAAGGTTTTTGGTGCAACTGATTTTAGTGACAGCACTTTAGTTGAAAGTCCAGTTACAGCATCTTGTAGTGCTGTAAAAGTTGGAACTGCGGCAACTGTTTCGACATATTTTTATTGGGTTGCTCAGTATCACTTTAGAAATGGTAAGGTTGGACCTGCAGCACAGATTGCACCACTTGCAGGAATTGGTCAAGTAGATATTGCAAACTGGAATGACCTAAACAACATTACATTAACTCTTGCCAGAACGAACACAAATTATGGTATTCTGGTTTATCGTCAAGAAAGTGCTGGAACAAGTGGAACTGCAAATATCAACAATGCAAAACTTGTTGGAATTCTTGGACCAAAAGAACTTGGATCTTCTACTTCAGGAATCACTTGGATAGACTACGGTTTATATGAGAAGACTGAATGGTCAACAAAGGGAACTTCAAATGAATATACAAGTAATCAAGTTCACTTCCCACTTGTTGGTGTTACAACATCTAGAAGAGGTTGGGCAATTGATCGAATTGTTGGAATCGGTGTAAGTTTCATTACCCTAAATGGACAGTATCGAGTTAATCCTGATGGAGCAGTTAAAGTTGTTCACGATAATACCTATGCAATTACTCAAGCAATTAATTCTACAGTTGCAAATGGTGGAAATCAACTTGATCTTTCAAGTGGAACCTATTTGGTTAATAACATTACAATTCCAACTGGATTTAGTTTGAAAGGTAATGGCAAGAACACTGTTGTTAAGTTGCAGTATTTTGCTACTGATTTAACAGATGGTGGTGGAAATTCGCTAGAGTTTAATGGTAACTTAGTTGGTATTGCAACCACAAATCCAACTGACATTACAATTAGCAATCTGACAATCGACGGAAACTCTGGAAATAATATCCTGTTTAATGATGATCTTGATAATTACTTGATGTACTTCCCAGAAATAGATTCATCACTTATCAAAGGAATTGAAGTTCGTAACTCATCTGGACACGGATTATATGTCTATGATTCTAGAAGACTTTCAATCGAGGATTCATCTTTTGTTGATGGATGTATTACTGATAGATATTCATTCCAACCATTGAATGCTCAACAGTCACAAACTCTGAGAGTCAATGATTCTTTATTCGAAAACTATCCAGGACCTGTTGATCTGTCTGTAACTTCGGTTGTTTCAACGAGTGGTAATATTATTCGCAACTGTGGAACTGGTCTTAGAACGTATGCTTCTGGTAAGATTACAACCACAAACAATATCATTCTTGGACCATCTGATGAGTGGATTCCAACACCTGACATTTATGATAGTGACTACAACTCAGTGAACTTTACTATTCAAAGAGGAGTTACTTTTAATAGCCCTGTACTTCTTTATGTTGAAGATGGTGACGCTAAAGATATTAGCAGCACTCAGGTTTCAATTATTTCCGCTGGAATTGGTACTGTTGTTGGACAAGGAACTACAAATGAAACTCTTGGATCAAGATTCTTGAACTTCAATATTACAACTCCAGATTCTGGAACATTTGGAAGACAGAATGGATATATTCAACTGAGTCTCACATCAACTCAAACCAATACTCTTGGATTAAGTTCTTCTCTTGGTTATGATATTATTGCCAAGGAGTTTCTTACCCAACCAGCAGGATTTACTACATATATTGGTATTGGTACAGGAACCTGGAATACAATCGGTGCTGGAGCAACCCAATACACGGTAACTCTTGATGATTATACACAATTCAGTGGTATTTCAACAGGGGATATCGTTAAATTGGTGAACCACTCAGTTTCACCAGATCTATCAACAACTGAATTTACAGTTGCTGAGAAGATTGATGCAGGAGCTATAACGAAGAGACTTAGACTTACTGGAATTACAACAACTTCAGTAACTAACGGAGCTCAGACTGGATATATATCTATAAGGAACATCTTTACCATCGCAAAAGGAAGAGTCGGAGTAATTTAAGATGCCAGATAACACAAACGTTAATAATAATGCAGCAGTTGTCGTTGTAGGTAGAACTGCTCCGGTACCTCCTGGGCAACAAACGTCTGAAAAATCTATTCCTGTTGTAATTGCAAGTGATCAATCAACAATTCCAGTTGCTGAACAAAATAAAGTTCAGTCTGAAGTTGCTCTTTCTCTTCTTGGTATTCCCCGTTCCGAAGTTGCTCTTGGTATCTTTGCTGACGTTAACACTTATGATGTGAACCCAACTGAGTGGGCATCAAATCCTGAACAATATTCTACAGTTTCAAATACTGGAGTTTATGCTGGTGTTGGTCAGACAATGGGTTGGGGTCTGACTCACGTTCCTGAAGAATCTGGAGCATTGGTCGAAGGTCCTGCAGATAGAACCGCAGTTTTAACTTCAAAAAGATTCTTTAGATATCAACCAGGTCGTGTATCTTCTGCAACGTTTGGTGTTAAGACTTCGCTCATCAGTGATGATGGAGCATCAGTACAAAACCCTGCAGTTCGTAAGTATGGAATTTTTGATAATTACGATGGATATTATTGGGAATCTAGAAATGATGGAACCGGAGATAACTTCAGTGTCGTTAGAAGAACACAGTCTATCATTTATGAAAACGCACTAACTTTTGGTACTGGTGCTGGGCAACAAACTCAAGATTATGGAAGAACAAACCCATTAGATCCATTATCTGCAAGAGGATCTGAGTCGCAATCTAATGCAACGGCACTTCAAAACCCTGTTGCAACACCTAAGAAATTCGGTGATCTTGTAATCTTAAGAGATAATCTGCTGATGACTCACGCAGCAGTTTATGATCCATCTTTACTTCAAAATGAATCTCAAGTTGGTATTTCAACTGTAACTGGTGGAAATACGATTTCAATTGCTGGACTTGGAAAAACCATCACTAATGCCACATATGACATTAGTACTGGATTAATGGTCATTACCACTTCTGCAGCTCACGGATTTGAAGAAGGTAAGTTTATTACCTTAACTGGTATTGGAATGACTTGTTATTTGAATCCAACTACTCCTATTAGATATCCAAACAGAACTTTTGGATATAATGTGCTTCAAGTGAATTCTAGCACTTCTTTTACTGTTAACATTGGTATTTCAACCGTTCCAACTTACTATCAATCAGGTGGAATGGCAGTTGGTCTTTCTACTGGACAGTATGTATCCTACTCCAAAGGAACAAACGTTGGAGTGATTACTGGACTCACAGATACTAAGATTTATAGACTTGCTTCTGTTGGTATTAACACTACAACAGGTCTAGGAACACTTACACTCAATAATCTTGATGGAAGCTCTGTAACTGGCATTACAAATGTCAGTGGTATTTCTTCTCACGTTTTAATTACTCCAGTTCCTTTTGTACAACCTACAAGCGGTGCTTTAATTAATGCATCGAGAACAAAATATACAACTGTTAAAGCAACAGGAATGTTCCCATATATGTACGAAGATGGTGATGGGAATAATGAAGGATATGTCGATACAACTTTAGGAGCTTCAGATACATCAACTCTAAAAGATCAAATTGATGCAGTTAATACTTATTATGATAAGTGGGTCAACCAAAACGTCAGTATGGATTATTGGAACGTCTACGAGTATCGTGTTCCAAGATCTAGATTTAGTGGAGATAGACTAGATGGTGAAACTGAAGATCTACTCTATAGTGATGCTGTAAGCGATAAGAGAGCAGGTCAAAATGTCACTGATGCAGATACTGGAGAGTTATTAACTGATACAAGTATCTGGGACATTGATCTTACCAAGGTTACAATGTATAAGATTGAATTCTCTTGGTATGGTGCTGTTGGTGCTCTATTCCTTGCTTATGTTCCTGTCAGCAACGGTGAAGCAAGATGGGTTCGTGTTCATCATTTAAGAGCATCGAACCAACTTAAGGTTTCATCTCTTGGAAATGCAACTCTACCAATTACCTACCTTGTTTATGGTGGTGGAGGTGCAAACAGATTTGGTTATACAAATACGAAGAGACTTGCATCAACATTCTCTTATGGTTCGGCATCTGAGCACATTGTTAAATATGGTGCTTCTTACTATATTGATGGTGGAGACAGAGGAACCGTTAAACTGTTTAGTTACTCTACGCCATCAACTTTAAGCGTTTATGGTTCAAAGAGATTGTACACTGTAGGTGCTGGAGTCACCGAAGTTGTACTTACAAATGCCACAAGTGCATCTGATCCATACATTACTGCGGGAACTTCTGCTGGTCTTTCTACATCTTTCTATGTTGGATCTCAAGTTATTACTTCAAATGTTCTAGATCAAAACATTAAAGTTAACTTTGTAGATACATCAAACAGAAGACTTTATTTAAATGCTCCATTAAATTCAACTTCATTATCTACGATTACAATTATTCCAAATCGTCTCACACCTTTAATTGGATTAAAGTGTAGAGACTTTATTCAAAGTAGCACTGGAAGAAATGTAAGAAACAGAACTCAGGTTTATCCAACACGTCTTTCTTCTGGTTCCACTGGAGTTCTTAAACTAGATCTTCTGAAAACTCCTATTTTCCAGACAACTGCTTCAACAACTGGAACACTTGCTCTTTCTTCTGATACAAATATTGGAAAGACAGGTAATCCAACTCAGGTCGGAGTTAGCAATTCAAGTTATCTTTCAGATAATACTGGTGTTTATGGTTATTTCAGAGGATACTATCAAAATGATGTAACTCAAAAACCAATTTCAGTTCTTGGATATCTTGAAAATAGAGGAACAGTCAGTGGTTATTATTTCTATGCCTTAAATTCAACCTCAGATAATATTATTCTAACCACCAGCAATGACTTCCTGAAAGAAGAGAATAGTGATCCAACTGGAAATGGAGTTTCTGGTATCACAACTGAATTCACTCTTGCACAATTATCTTCAATTAAGGTTAATCCTCAAGTCAGAAGCCCAATTCCTGGAACTGGAACTGTAGTTTCAAGTATTTTCGTACCTGCTTCTGGAGCACAGTATGATTTATCACCATACTTTGATTATAACAAAGAATATCTTTCCTTCCCACTTACAAATCAAGTAGATAGTTTATATCTATGCGCTTCAACACAATCAATATATAATAGCGGAGCAGCATTTGCAGATATCTCTGCAAGCATCACCTGGGAGGAGCAGTGATCTATGTCCGGAGGTGGTAAGGATATAAAAATAGGGGACGATAAACGCAGAATATCGATCGTCCCCAGTAATCAACAAGACTTATATAATATATCAAACGGTGAACTTTTAACTGATGAATTTGGTAATACTTTAATTACTGAAGTTGATACTTATTATACTCTAGATGCAAGCAAAAAAAGATCAACCTCAATTGTTTTTAATGATCGTGATGCAGCATATACTAGACTTCAATTTCGGCAAGTTGGTATTGTAACTGCAGTTTATGGTGATTTGGATGTTGATGTTTCTACTGGTGTCGGTACAACAGGTGGTGGAACAGTAGGATTTGGAACCACTGTTGCAGATGCAGTTGGTATTGCTGTTACTCTTGCAGAATATCCATATCTAGAAGTTAGAGTTGTTGATAGAGTTACTCTGCAGGGAAATAAAATTTATTTTGATAGTTCAATTTCAAATTTAGATGTAAGAGTTGGGGACCAAATTGACGGTCCTGACATTCCTGATGGTACTTTTATTTCAAGAATCGTTGGTCTTGGTAATACATACACGGCATTCTTATCTAATAATATATCATCATCTCAAGTTCAATCTGCTCAAGTATTAATTAAAAGGGCAACAGAGACAACAAGAAAGTCTGATGTAATTTGGAAGATTGAAGAGCAATTCAAAGAACAAAGTGAAGTTAGTACAACATTACTTGGTGTCAATCGCTCAGAAGTTCAATTAGCTTTATTTTCAAACGTTTCATCTTATGGACTAGATCCTGATGAATTTGAATTTTATTCATATGATGCTGGAGTTAGTTTTGGTTCTTGGGATAATAGGGGAAATGAAATTTATGGAAATCGTTATGATGCAACGAGAACTGAAGAAATTCAAGAATCTGCAATTAAAATTACTGCGTTTCCTGTACCATATTCTTTTCCCTTTGGACCAAAGTTTGAAAAACTAGGATTGTATAACAATACACTCTTTAGTCAATATATAACTTTTATTCAACTAGGAAACGATCTTTATAATTACTTCAATGGTGCAGGTGGAACAGCATATCCATCTGACTGGAAAGATAAGTTCTTATCACCTGCTTTTGCTTATGTTTCTGGAGGAGACGTTGTTTATGCTGCAGGAACTGAAGCAGCATTTAGGCAGATTGATACTTGGACTGATACCTGGAGAGATATAAAAGATAGTCTTCTAGTTGATCCTGTAACTGGAAACAATTTTACGTTTACTACAATTATTTTACTTTTGAATTATTATGTAGATTCCACTACAACTAGACCTGGATATTCTGATTCTGATCAAAGATATGCATATCTACAATCAAGAAGAGTTTTTAGATATCAGCCTGGTAGAATTAGTGGATTTACATTTGGTTTAAGATCTTCTACAGAACCTGTTACTGGTATTACTCTAGAATGGGGAATTTCTAACCCAACAGATCAATATGTTTTTAAAATTGATGCTGGACAGTTTTATATTGTACGCAGAAGTACAATTCCACTTGAAAGCAGTGCTTTAGCAAGAAGTGGTTTAACTATTGCAGATCAAACACGTATTGTAAGTGGAGATCCATTTGATGATACTCTATATTGGACTATTCAAATACCTAGAGATAAATTCAATGGTGATCCATTGAATTCAAATGGACCTTCTGGATATTTGTTGAATCCAGAAAAAGTTACAATGTATAAGATTGAATTTGGTTGGTATGGTGCTATCGGTGCAAGATTCTATGCTTATATTCCTACAGATAATGGTGATGCAAGATGGGTAGTTATTCATACATTAGTCATTGAAAACTCTCTAGGTTCTCCTTGTTTACAAGATTCTTATTTTAGATTTAAGTATGCTCTTAATGTTGCAAACACTGGAGATGTTAGAACACCACAGTACATCTATAAGTATGGTGCTTCTTATTATATTGATGGTGATGATGAAGGAACATCTCAAATCTATTCAGCAAGTTCTAAGCAAAGAACAATAAGTTCTTCAAAAGTTAAGTCTCTTCTTGGAGTTACACCGAAAGATTTTATTCTAAATCGTGATGGAGTTCCGATTCAGAATAAAAAGATTATTGTTCCTACAGAGTTAAATGTTTCCACAGATTCACTAACAGAAGTTAAGGTTGTAACTTGTACTGCCTGCCCAGGATTTGGTCACGTTTATACACCAGGAATTGCAAAAACCGAAAGTGGAAGATATTTGGATATTCAATTTAGTGATCCAAATACAATTACAACAGTTGGTGTAAGTTCTTTTACTGCGGATGATGTTGGTGCTAAGATTATTGCCCCATCAATTTATAATGCTTATATTACAAGTGTGAATGTGAACACTCAAACTGCAACTGTGAAGGGATTTGGTGGTTTAGCTAGTTTCTCTTTAA